CCAGACGCCCTAGATATTATTCGAGTAATACTCAACGGCGTATATAAAAAAATTTCTGAGGTAAAAAAATGGACTCTAAGACCCGTGTTGAGAGGCAAGACGTGAGGGTATGGGCAATAGAGCAATTATTAATTCGTGATGGGTTCTTAGACCCTCGGATGTACGAATGTGCTGACTACTATGCATCAGCGTATGCATCAAGAGATACAAACGATCTATATACACTATGGGTGGAGTGGGTTGCCAAAAACCCCACAGATAACCCTCAAGTAAGAAACAGGTTATAGTGTTATGTCTCACAGATTCGTCACAGAACTAGAAGAAGATGATTTCGGAGATCTTATCCTAACAATCCCTTATGAAGTCTGTGAAGAATTGGGTTGGGACGTTGGGGCAGAATTAGACTACGAGATCAACGATGGTTGTTTTATTCTCAGGAAAGCAAAGGATGAGTGAAGAACAATTAGATTATGATAAATGGGAGGATAATACAGAAGCGCACGAGGCACTACGATTGGGTCTGATTGCCCTCTCAGAGCGTCTAGAACGTGTCGAGAGCGCCTTATCCACTATTATGCATATCATGGATGCTAAATGGGACATTATATGGTATGATGGGGGCGATCCACAATCTCTAATACAGGAGGACATTAATGGCAAAAATGAAGAAGTCGCTTACAGGTCAGAACATGATCGAGACGACTCCAAAGAAGACTAGACAGGGCGCGGGAAACCACACCAAGTATGCATCCACAAGTCGGAACAATGCTAAAAAGCGTTATCGAGGACAAGGGCGCTAAATAATAACGTTCGTCTTATAGGATAAATGGCGCTTAAACAGGTAACTGGTGCTGACATTTCTATATCCAAGGGTTTCAAGGACATCATTGTTGGTATGGATAGAAACCCTTTTACAAAGGATGTAAGTACTGTCAAAAACGAAAATGCAATCAAACAAGCAATTAAGAATCTTGTATTGACTGCACCTGGGGAAGTGCCATTTGATAGAACGATTGGTTCGAGAGTAAGAGAATTATTGTTTGAACCAATGGATGCGTTGATCGCAGATGCGTTACAGGATGAGATTGCATATACTATTCGATCATTTGAACCACGGGTCGCGCTTATCAACACACTAGTTGAAGAAGACTTCCGAGGAGGTGCTTACAACGTAACCGTAAACTATAGGATTGTAGGTTTACCTCTCAATGAGAGTGTTAGTTTCGTATTACAGAGACCCGAATAATGCAACCGAATAATTTAACAGCACTAGATTTCAATGATATCAAGGAATCCATTAGAGCATATCTAAGAACTCGAAGTGAGTTTACAGATTATGACTTTCAGGGTTCTAGTTTATCGTATCTGATTGACATTTTAGCGTATAACACGTACTATACGGCGTTCAATGCTAACATGGCAGTCAATGAGGCATTCTTAACAAGTGCTACTGTTCGGGATAATATTGTTAATATTGCAAAATTATTGAACTATGTGCCCCGTTCTACTACAGCGGCGCAGTTGTGTATCAAAACAACTCTACAAACACAAGCAGTAAACGGTGTTTATCCTACAACTGCAACTCTTAAGAAGGGTGCTGCAGCACAAGGTGGTAATTATATCTGGAATAGGATGGCAGATCTGACCACAGAGGTCAATCCTTCCACAGGAATTGCTGATTTTGGGGATGTAAAACTAAAAGAAGGTAATATTGTCAAGTTTTCTTATGTTGTAAACACGTTTGCGACACAAGTTTATAAGATTCCTAGTGCAGAAGCAGATATTTCTACACTAACAGTAAGAGTAAAACCTAACGAAGCATCTACAACATCCGATATTTACGTTAAAGTTGACAATGTTACTAACTTAACATCAACTTCTAGGGTATTTTTCCTCTCTGAAGGTGAGGATATGCGCTTTGAAATCAAATTTGGTGATGATTCTATTGGTAGAGCACTAAAAGATGGTGAAGTTGTTGAGTTAGAATACCTTGTTACCCAAGGTGCGGTAGCAAATGAGGTTGCTGACATCCAATTTAACGGTAGAGTAACTGATTCTAACGGTGCATCGTACTCTCCAAGTCTTGTTCAGACCAGTATTGTTGAAACATCCTATGGTGGCGCGGCAGCAGAGAGCATTGAATCCATCAAATACAACGCACCACGCTATTATTCATCACAATACCGCGCTGTTACCGCGCAAGATTACGCTATTTTGACCAAAAAGGTCTATGATAACGCAAAATCCGTTGTTGCATACGGTGGAGACTCTCTAAATCCGCCTATTTACGGAAAAGTTTTCATTGCAGTGCAAACAAAGACGGGTTCTTTGCTTAATGATGCGACTAAAAAGTCGATTTCGAGCGATTTGCGCCAATATGCAATGGCATCTATCGATCCAGTCATCATTGATCCCGAAGATATCTACATTTATAACAAAATTTTCGTCCAATACGACACTGGATGCGGAGATGACACCACTACAATCAAGACTGACGTTCAACAGGCGATCAATCAGTGGGCATCACAGACAGAAATCAACAATTTTAACTCAACTTTCCGCTCTCAAGCGTTTGAAAAGGCAATTACACTGTCTTCTAAGTGTGTTTCTGACGTTTCTCTGCAAACTACTGTTGTTAGATACGTCAAACCCGTCACAAATCAGACAAATACCTACGTTATTGCGACAGGTTCTCCACTTTATAACTCTGCACCCTCCGCAACTGACTCCACAGTCTCAAAAGAACCCGTTCTTCTCTCAGGAACGTTCAGAACAGCGGATCGCCCTGGTGTAGATCAGCAATTTGAGGATGATGGATTTGGAAAACTGAAAGTTTTCTATAATACTGGCACTAGAAAGGTCATTACCAATAGTAATGCTGGAACAGTTAACTATGATACTGGCGAAATTGCATTTGGACCCGTTAATTTGATTGGTTCAGGTACAAATATTGCATCTACAGGTGTAAATATCACAAATTCAGTTTCTGGTGAAGGAAGTGTCACTGATCCTGATGTATTACCAGCAAATCTGCAGGTTCCCGTCCAATTTATTCCTGCAAACGCTTCTACTATCCCAGCATCAACCCCTGGAACTGTTATCAACATTATTTCTCCTGAGGTTACAATTGCTCCGATTGGAACAACGCCCCCTGCTTCAATCCCTCTAAATAGTTTGACACCAACGATTTTCGACCAGACGCCGACAACGGTTACGGTCGCTGATGTTGCCAACGGTGGCACTTTAAACACGTCTGACTGCGTTTAATTAAGAGATGAATATTAACAAGGTATCTCAATCTATTGTTCAACAGACTCCAGATTTCTTTGAACAGGATTACCCACTATTCAATAGATTTTTAGAGTATTACTATCAGTCTCAGGAAAAGACTGGTGCGGGTCAGAATATTATCAATAACTTTTTAAGTTATCTTGATATTGATAAGCTTGATATTGATATTCTTGATGGTAGGACCAAAATTGTTGAAGCAATTACTGCTACATCGGACAAGATCGTTGTAGAAAGCGTAGAATCGTTTATTGAAAATAACGGTTCGGTATTAATCGGTGATGAAGTCATTTATTATGAGAATGTCACTAGTGCGCCTAATATTGCATTCAGTCCTGGTATTTCTTATGAGCAAGTAAAACTTAAGTGGACTAACCTTCAATCTCCAGTTAATAGTTTTGATGGTGTTGCCACTAATTTTAACTTAGTTTCTCAAGATAATCCTATTGCTCCTCCTTCTCCACAGCATTTAATTGTTAGTTTGTACGGAGAGGTTTTAGTTCCTGGAGTTGATTATACAGTTAGTGGAACGCAGATTTCCTATACCACGGCACCTAGAACTAAGTTGCCTGCTGATGATGTTTCTGCAACATACATCACCTATTTGAATGGTTTTGTTGAAAATAGTATTCTAGCATTAGATAATCTTTCAAACGGATTTGGAGAAGGTAAAACTTCGTTCAAACTTACTAGAAATGGTGAAAAGTATGAACCTACTGTTGATGAATATATTATTGCAGTTTATGATAACAGACTTTTAACTCCTAGAGTAGACTTCTTCATTGATGGCGATAATTTTATCTTTGAAGTTGCTCCTATTAATGGTCGTTTCTTATCTTTGTATTCGATTGAGGCACCTATTCCCTCTTTCGGTAACAACGCAAAGGCATATGCCCGTGTGAATGATTCGGGTGAATTGACCTCTATTAAAGTCGAAGAAGGTGGAAGTCAATATCGTTTTGAATATCCACCTCAAATTTCAATTAATTCTGAAAACGGATCTGGTGGATCTGCTAGAGCGTTAGTTAATGGTATCAAGTCTGTCAGTCTTCTTTCTGGTGGTAAAGGATATAGTTCAACTAATCCTCCTGTAGTTCAAGTTGAAACCCCTACTAAGAGTGGTTCTATTGCAGCAACTATGACTGCAACAGTCACAGATGGTGCTGTATCGTCTCTTGAATTAACTAGTTCTGGTTCTGGGTATACTTTCACACCTAGAGTTACTTTCAAGCAACCTGGAGGCGCTACACTGGGCACTCCTACGCTTACAAATGGTTCTATCACTGGTACTATTCCTGTAACTAATACTGGTTTTGGTTATACAACTGCACCTTTAGTTTATGTTGATGAACCTACGGGAACTAACCCAATCAAAGCATCTTTAGTTGCGAACATCAGTGGGGGACAAGTTACCAGTATCACTATTGCAAACGCTGGTCAGGGGTATACATCCGTTCCTAGAATTGCAATTATCGATCCAGTCGGTGCTCAAGTTTTAGAAACAATTGTTGATAGTAATGGTAGAGTTGTTCGTATTGAACTTTTAAGTGGCGGTAGTGGATATGATGAAGTTCCCTCCGTTTATATTGTTGATACTCGCACCGATGCTCAAGGTAATTATTCTGGAGGAACTGGTGCTAAAGCGGTAGCATCGATCTTTAATGGTCAGATTACTGATATTAACGTAACCGATTTTGGTGCGGAATATAGTGCAGAATTCCCTCCTAAAATTGTTATTCAAGATCCTCCTTCAGCAAAAGCATCTGCAGAAGTTGGTTTGAATGAAGTTACTGGATTCACAGTTCAAAAAACTGGTAGTGGTTATGATAAAGCAGCGTTTGTTGGATGTGCCAGAGCGGCAAGTGGCATAACCTCATATACAGAAGATGGTAATGCCGTATTCTCTAATAACACATTGGCATCTACTGCAGATGTAGACACAGAAGTTAAGTGTTTGGATGCACTGTTTATCAAGAGACTACTTGATAAGTATACTGAACAGTTTTTACCTGATGTTCCTCAGTTAGACTATAAGAAGATTGACGTTCGTAACGCAATCAAGTCAATTAAAGATTTTTATTCTGCAAAAGGAACCTCTTTCAGTATTGCATATCTGTTTAAACTTCTTTATGGTGAAACGGTTTCCATTTCATATCCTAAAGATCAAATTATTAAACCTTCTGCTGCAACTTGGTCTATCGACACAATTTTGCGTGCAACTTTAGTTAGTGGTGACCCAACAAATATTAGAGATGCTCTGATTACTCAGGAAGCAGATATTGCAGACCCTAATGTTTTGGCTGCAAGTGCTCTGGTTGAAAACTATATCTCAATTAAAACTTCTGATGTAGAAATTTTTGAACTTGTTCTCTCAGAAGAAACTATTAATGGCACATTTACTGTTCCCTATAAAACTCGTCTTGCAGAACCTTTAGGAACAGATGATAGCATTATTACAGTTGACTCTACAATTGGTTGGCCAGAACGAAACGGTGAATTTGTAATTGGTAGTGGACTTGGAAAAGAAGTTATCCAATACAAAGAAAAATCTCTGAACCAGTTTATTGAATGTACTCGTTCTGTAAATGGAACCGTAGAAGACTGGGATTCTGCTACGGAAGTATCTTCAAACTTCACTGTTTTCTTGAATAAAGGAACACCACAAGAAGTGGTGATGAACATTGTCGGTATCGTTGATGCTCAGCAAACCGTTCTTACTGATACTGGTTCTTACTATTTGCCTGGTGATAAACTGACAGTTTCTAAACTGGGTGGCACAGGAACAACTTCTCAGTTGACAACTTGGTTGTATAATGTTAAGAAGTTGATTGAAGTGACTTCCATCACTTTTGGTGGTGTAAACAATCAGTCTGCAACTGTTACTTGTTCCAATCCTCATGGTCTTTTGGTTGGAGATCAGGTTACGGTCTATGGTGCAAACCCAATCATCTATAACGGAACTTTCCTTGTAACTTCTAGAGATAGTGCCACCGTATTCCAATATCAATTACCTCAACCTGCAACTACAGTTCCTCAAGGCAATATTCTTGTTTCTATTGATTTGAACAAGGGTAAGTCTGTTGATAGTGCAGTATCTAATGCTATCGGACCTTACACTACTAATATTCAGAATACTTTCTTTAATGACAACTACGTCTACGTTGCATCTACTGGTATTCCGAACTATAACATTGGTCCTTTCCCTGGATCTGCTCTTTTACCTGGTAACCAACGTAAATTAAACAGATTCCCAACAAATGCGACAACCATTTCCACCAAGGATAATATTTCTTCTGGTCCTATTGGAACTTGGGTTAACGGTGTATCTGCCTGGTCGTATAAATCATCTCTCACAAAAACTTTTGGTGCGGTTACCTCTATTTCGATTCCTAATAAGGGTCAAGGGTATGATGCTGCAAATCCTCCAGTAATTACTATTTCTGGTGGCGGTGGTAACGGCGCAACAGCATCTGTAACCGTTGATGGTGCTATCAGTGAAATTACAGTAGATTCTGGTGGTAGTGGGTATACTTCTTCTCCTCTAGTCTCTATCGTCGGTGGAGGCGGTTCTGGTGCGTCTGCAACAGCAATTATCACTAAGGGTGTAGTTTCTAGAATTCTTATCAATGAAGGTGGTTCTGGATATACCTCACAACCTTCTATTACTATTGTTGGTGGTGGTGGACTGGGTGCAACTGGTACTGCTTCAGTTAGAGGACCCATTAAAGAAGTTACTATTGATAATGGTGGAGAATCTTACACTTCAACGCCTACGGTTTCGTTGAGTTCTGGTTCTGGTGCAGTTGCACAACCAATTGTAAATGATGGAAGAATTATTTCTGTTGCTATCATTTCTGCTGGTTCTGGATATACAACAGCACCTGAAGTTCAAATTCAAGGTGATGGTTTTGGTGCAGTTGCTAGAGCAACTATCGACACTGATGGTGAAAACGCGGGTAAGGTTACAAGTATTACTATTGTTAACAGAGGTATTGGATATACCCAAGGTCAAACTCTGATTAACTTGACTTCTGTTGGTCAAGATGCAGTCTTCAGTGCAGAAGTATTTAAGTGGACCTATAACTTACAAGAGACCAATTCTCTTGATGATGCTAAAGGATTTGTTTCTGAAGGATATAATACTCAATATGGTGGTGAGTATGCTCACTTGTC